GCCGTGAACATGATCGAGAACGCGATGCTCAATAACGGCATCATCGGCCCGGCTGTGATGTTTTCGATGGAGATGGGCGACACGGATTTGGCCGAACGCATGATCTCGTCAGTCGGTGGTATCTATCAAGGGAACATGAGGACGGCCAACATGGGCGACAACGACTGGCCGAAACTGGCGGCAGCCGTTACCAAGATGCGCGAATGGCCGATTTACATCGACGAAACGCCGACGATGAACATCATGCAGATGCGGGCGAAATTGCGACGGATAGCCAAGGGTCATGACGGAAAAATTGGCGTAGTGCTGGTCGATTACCTGCAGTTGATGCAGGCTGTGGAAAAGACGACAGACCGTCAGCGAGAGGTTGCTGAGATTGCGGTAGGGCTGAAGTCGCTGTCGAAGGAGTTCGATTGTCCGGTTGTGGCGCTGTCACAATTGAGCCGCAAGGTATCAGACCGGCCAAACAAGCGCCCGATGATGTCTGATTTGCGAGAATCTGGATACATCGAACAGGCGGCAGACTTGATTCTGTTTATCTACCGTGACGAGATTTACAACCTGGACTCTTCCGACAAGGGACTTGCCGAAATCATCATCGGAAAGCATCGAAAAGGGAAATCAGGCGTCAAGGTGATGATGCGATTTGATGGCGGACATTCCCGCTTTGTTGACAACATTCCACAGACCATAGAATAAAACCGGAGAATGGACATGGTGATGGTCGAACGCGACGGCGGATACCTGATTTTCAAGCGCGACGGCATCGAGTTTTACGACAGACAGATTCCAAGCGAATCCGAGTTCGAGTTGTTCATGCGCGACATGAGCGAAAAGAACTGGTTTGCGGATGCTTTGTCTGACGTAACATTTCTCATTGCGGAATACTGGGGGCAGTCATGAAAAAACATATCCACCGCGAAGTGCAGTTCGACGCTTTGAACATGCGCACCAGCCGCGACATTAAGTGTAAAGGGCCGGTGCTGAACCTGGGCGATACGCCGCAGAAGTGGTCGATTACAGCCACGGTTGTTGTCGAGACAGACGGCGGGCAGATGCATCACAAGTTTCAATTCCGACCGGCTGGCAAGTGCAGTCTTGCCAGCCTGAACGCGGTTGTTGCCGATGAACTGACCAAAGCCGATTATGACCGGGGCGCGGTTGTGTCAATTCCGGTGCGGGCGGTGATTTTGCCATGATGCCGGAAGCGTCCGCACTGTTCGACCATCTGAACGCCGGTCAATGCTGCCGCGCCAGTCATGGCCGATATTGCGAGACAGGCCGGGAGTTGTGGGTACAGGACAAGGTCGCTTTTGTGCTAAGCATCAGCGACCGGGAAACGCGCATGGCTGTCATGGATACCTTGCGCGATAACGCTCCGCAGTGGGCGGAGGAAATCGAGGGCCGGATAATCCGGACATGGACTGAACAACGGGGAAAACAAGATGAAAACAGGCAGACCGCCAATTCTTGAAAAACGCTGCAAGGAAAAAACAGGCCGCACAATGGCAGAGTATTTCGACATGGCGATTGGGTCGCGCATGACCATCAGGTCAATGGCTGTCGTCCTGGACGTATCGCCAAGCACCATCTGCAATTGGGCGAAGGCAAACGACAAGAAATGGGACACGCTGCCAAAATGCAACTTGAAGTTTTACGGGTTTGAATGGCGCGGATTTCACGGCACGCAACGCCAGCATTGTGCGCATCATGGAATCAGCTTTGACTTGGCAAAGTCGCGGGCCTATCGCTACCGGATACCGTTTATCGAGGCCATGCAGATTGCGATTGATGAGCGGGACAACCCGAAGCCGAAAAAGATACCGATCAAGGAACAATACAAGGCGCTGGGCATCAGTCATGGGAATGTGTTGCGGATTGCGACCGATTACGGAATCAGCATGGACGATGCAAGGGATATTGCATTGGTCAGGAAGAAAACACGCGAAGCAAAGAGGGCTGCATGATGGCTGATTGGGTATCAAGACAATGCGCTATGACCGGGGAAACGCCGCATCAGGTATTGCAGCGGGTTGTGGATGAATCTGGCGGCAAGTGGGAAATGATCGGGCTATACTGCGGCATGAGTCATCAGGCGGCAATCAACATGTTCAGGCGTCACGGCTTTGACAAGAAGCCAAGCCGGAATATCGTGTTCGATGGCGTCGAAGGTTCTGTATTGAGCCATTGCAAGCGGCTTGGAATAAACACGCAGGCGCTGACGCAGTATTGCTTGAGGAACGGCAAGACGCGGGTTCAGGGACTGGAAGATTACAAAGCCGGGCGCGTGGTGCGGCATTATTGGGGGACGCCGAAGTCATGAACAAGCACAAAGCCGTCAAGCATGAATACAGAGGCATGAAGTTCGACAGCGGGCGCGAGTTGAAACGATGGAAAGAGCTTGAAATACTGGAATCTACCGGGAAAATCAAGTTCCTGCACCGGCAAGTTCCGTATGTGCTGGCAAAGTCGGTTGTCCTGAATCATCGCCGTAAGCCTGCGCTGCGTTATGTGGCGGATTTCGTGTACTACTGCAATGAGCGAGGGCGGCAGATTGTCGAGGATGCAAAGTCGCCGCACTTGCGGACGAATCAGGCATATCGCATCAAAAAACACTTGATGATGTCCGAGCATGGAATTGAGATTGAGGAGGCATGACAATGGAGCTTATGACAATGCATGCTGTTGATGATGATGGATGGAGTGAATGGGTAAGCCCTGATCATTCTCAGTATTTTATGGGCTGCTGTGACTGTGGGCTTATTCATGAAATGCAATTTATGGTTGCTCAGTACACGGGGATAAAAGATGAAAACGGGCTAGAGGAATGTGTGCCTGTAGAAGACTGTGATATACAGGCGCTGTTCAGGGCAAGAAGGCATGATGAGGAATTGCATTATTTGCAAACCAAGGGGCCTGTCGATTTTAGCGCAGGATCTGAGGCGCGATGGATAATTGAACGGGTGGAAAACGAGGAAATAAGCGCATCAAAAGCGTGTGAACTGATTTGCGAACTGACAAGACGAGGTGGCGTCAATGCCTAGCCTTTTTGAGAGCCAAGAGCCTGAATGCCCAGGCCCTGACGTTTGTCCGGTGAGGATGTGCGGGTGCAGATTCCTTGCAACCGGGCATCCATTCCCCGATGAAAAGCCGACATTGCAAGAACCTGAGCATGAGGCTAGAATCCAAGCATTCTCCATTCCCCGGTAAAACCCCGCCGGGGCTTTTTGTTCCGAGGCGCGTATGCAGATAGCTCCCTGTCCAATACCCCTCCCGCTTGGCAAATTGCACCCGATATTGGGCGTGAAGTTCATTGCCGTTCATTGCTCAGCCACCAGGCCCACTGCGCTTATGGGCGTCCGTGACATCCACCGGATGCATGTTGATCGTGGCTTTGCCTGCATTGGGTATCACTACGTCATCAAGCGCGACGGAACCATAGAGCGCGGACGGCCAGAAGACAAGATGGGCGCGCACGTTGAAGGGCATAACCGTGACAGCTTGGGCATTTGCATGATTGGCGGAATCGACTCTGACGGAAAGGCCAAGAACAACTTCACGCAAGATCAGTTTGACGCACTCAAGAACCTGTTGATTAGCCTGCACGCAAAATACCCGAAAGCAGTCATTCAAGGCCATCGGGATTTTTTCGGCGATACGAACAAAGACGGCAAGATCGACAGCCGCGACTGGCTGAAAGAATGCCCTTGCTTTGATGTGAAATCCTGGTGGGCGCAGAAGGTGCAAGCATGAAATATCACGCGATTGGTTATCTCGTCATCCTGGCCATGCTTGCCGGTTGTGCCGGTTGTGCCGGTATGCCGATCTGCCCTGAAATCAAGCTGGCCATGTGTCCGGCGCAGGTGGCCAAATGATGACCGCGTTGCTTGCCGTGGCGTTGATCATCCCGAGGCCGGTGATTGATCCCCCACGTATTCCCCGAACATTTTGCGAAATCAGGTACAAACGAGCATGAGCAAGCATCGCATGAACTACATGGGCGGTGCTGCCGATCAATCAATTACCGGCATCGCCATCGGAACCAATCTGGGAAGCCTGCTGCTGGTGGGCGCACTTGGAGCAGTCGTTGCCATGGCACTGACCCCGCCCAAGACCCGCACCGAACTGATGGGGGTGCTGGCCGCGTCGTTTGGTTCGTCGCTATTCGTGGGGCCGCTGGTGATTGAGTATTGCGGGCTGACCGGCTATTCGTTCCAGGCTCAATTGGGCGTTTGCTTCATGGTGGCCGCGCCAGCGTGGCCAGGATGGTGCGTGGTCTCCCGTCAGTTTGACCGCTGGCGCAAGGCCCGCAATCCGATCAACACCATCCGGGGAGATATCAAGCGATGAGCGATAAGCGCCCTGTTGGGAGGCCAAGAACGACGGTAAATGACCTGCCTGCTGACTGGCAGAACATCGTCCGTGAGTGTGGCCAGAACGGGCAATCCGCTGTCACAATCCGTTGCAAATTGGGCATTGCAACTTCGGCATGGGAAACGCTGCTGGAGGATTCGGCCGATTTTCGTGAAACCGTAAAGGAAGCCAAAGCCCTGTGCGAACACTGGTGGGAAGAACGCGGCCGCGAAATGGCAATGGGCGCTGAGGGTAATTCCACGGTATGGATATTCAACATGAAAAACCGCTTCGGCTGGAAGGACAAAACCGAAACCGAGCACTCCGGGAATATCGGCGTGACTCAAATCACCCGCCGCATTATCAAGCCGACTGGCGATGGAACTGGTAATTGATACGCCCGAGTGGGCAATTCCGCTATTATCCCCGGCCCGATACAAAGGCGCATATGGCGGGCGTGGTTCTGGTAAATCACATTTCTTCGCCGAGTTAATGATTGAGGAACACGTCGCAAATCCTAATCAGCGCTCGGTGTGTATTCGAGAAATCCAGAAGTCACTCCAGTTTTCCGCACGGCAATTGCTGGTATCGAAAATACAGGCGCTAGGCGTTTCGCATCTGTTTGATATTACCCTGAATGAAATCCGCAGTATTCGCGGAACGGGCATTATCATTTTCCAGGGGATGCAGGATCACACGGCCGATTCCATCAAGTCGCTGGAAGGTTTCGACCGGGCCTGGGTCGAGGAAGCGCAGAACCTGTCCGCTCGGTCGATGAAGCTGCTACGCCCGACGATCCGAAACGAGGGTTCCGAGATATGGTTCAGTTGGAACCCTGACCAGCCGGACGATCCCGTGGACGCCCTGCTGAGGCCCAAGGATGGTCCACCGCCCGGGTCTATCGTCATCCCCGTGAACTATGATCAAAATCCGTTCCTTCCCCGGACATTGCGCGAGGAAATGGAGTTTGACCGCAAGCACAACCCGGGCGACTTCCACCATGTGTGGGAGGGCGGCTACAACACCAAGACCCACGCTCAGATATTCGCGGGCAAGTGGCGTGTCGATGAGTTCGATCCTGGCGATGATTGGGAAGGGCCGTATTTCGGTTTGGACTTCGGGTTCGCCAATGACCCAACAGCAGGAGTCAAATGCTGGCGACATGACGGACGGCTGTACGTTGAGCATGAGGCTGGAAGGATTGGGCTGGAGCTGGACGATACCGCCAAGTTCATGGACGACCGCATCCCCGGATTCTGTCGGCATGTGGTCAGGGCTGACAGCGCCCGTCCGGAATCAATAAGCTACCTGAAACGGCAAGACCCGCGAAAGGAACGTCCATATATCCCGCTCATTGAATCCGTCAAGAAATGGACAGGTAGTGTTGAGGACGGCATCGAATTCATTAAATCCCACAAACAGATCATCATCCACACGCGATGTCGGGAAATGCAGAAAGAAGCGCGGCTGTACAGTTTCAAGACAGA